TTGACATCGATGCGATATCCCGGCGGCGGCGGGATTGTCGCGTCGTAGAACGGATGCGGGGGTGGGCGGTCGGTGTCCAGATCGGGATAGACATTGAACAGGCGGCAGAAAGCAATCTCGCCAGCTATGCCCTCCAAATCCACGGTCAGAGGCGACTGCGCGCTGATTTTAAGATTCGCCACGTTGAAATGGCGATTGTTTCCGTTGCGATGACGAGCAACGAAGTGGGCCAGCTTCTGCTCGCAGTAGGTGAGAGTAATAGTTTGACCAATTTCAATTTTATTTAGCATGGTCAAAAAGGCGGAAAATTTTTGAGGGGGGTATCGTAAACGAAGCCCACCCGCAAAGGGGGTGCCAGGCCGCCGGTCAAAAAGTATGCCATTCCTAGGAAAAAGCATCCTTTTTCTATCATTAGCTTATCTAATCCAGTCCATTAGAACGCCAATGATACACAGTGTGTGTTATGTTTACTTCGTTTCCGGTTCGTTCGTGACGTTCACTTCGACACCACGGTCCGGCATCGATCCGAGAAGATTAATGCTCACGCTCGCTTGTTCTCCAGTTTCCGACCAGCCGAAAACCAGTGCGCTGCGCTTTGCAACACTTCCAAGGATAGTCTCACGCACGCTCTCGTCCTTGATGCCGTCCAACGAATAACCGTCGATGCGTTCGAGCGTCGATGCGGCGTCTGCTGCTAGTTTCGAGCGGACCAAAGCCGACAGGCTTTCTAAAGAAATTTCCTTTTTAGGGGAAATTGCCCTCGCCTCTCGCTTCACTTTCGTCACGCCTTCGAGACTTGCCTTGTTTGCAAGCGTTGCCTTGTTTACCTGCAAATCGTTTGCAATTGACTCCCAGCTTTGTCCCGCAAAGTAGAGCGCCTTTGCCTTCTCCCAGGTCTTTTTGTCCATTCGCATTTCACTGGACGCTAGGGTGTCGTCGTGAATCGTTCAAGGTAGTCTTTCCCGTATTTAGACACCGTCAAGATACCGCATTTCCCCCGTAAAATCAGGCCTTTTCCCCCTTTTTAAACTTTTTTAAACTTTTCTTTTGACTCCCGTTTCGGTCCGCCCCACACTGTTCCCACATGAAACGCTCCACCTTGAAACGACTGGCCATTGCAGCCCTGTTCGTCGCTTTGGTTCTCCTCGTCGGATACCTTGAATCCCATTTTGGAATCACTCCCAACCACTAAAGTCCAATGAAAGTCCACCTAACCCTAGTCTCTTCCAACGCGAAAACCGGACCAATTCCGGTGTCTACTTCGTCCGCTTGCACTTGTTCCGACGCTTGCCCGTTCAAAGCGAACGGTTGTTATGCGGACAGCGGACCTTTGAAGCTTCACTGGTCAAAGGTTACAAGCGGACAGCGCGGTTTTGATTGGTCCGCCTTCCTTGCCAAGGTCCGCACTTTCCCGTCCGGGCAGTTGTGGCGGCACAATCAGGCCGGAGACTTGCCCGGTGTCGGAGACAAGGTTGACGCCAAGGCATTGCGAGAACTAGTGGACGCCAACGTTGGCAAGCGCGGTTTCACTTATACCCACAAACCGCTGACAGACTCCAACCTGTCCGCCATTCGGTCCGCCAATGAGCGCGGTTTCATTGTCAACCTGTCCGCAAACTCGGTGTCGCATGCCGACCAATTGGCCAAGACAGGCCTTCCGGTTGCGGCCGTTGTTCCTGCGGACAGCGCGGACCGATTCACGACACCGGAGGGCAACCGCGTTGTCGTGTGTCCTGCGCAGCGTGTGGACAGCCTGTCATGCGACAAGTGCCGCCTATGCGCGAAAGGAAACCGTGGCTTCATTGTCGGTTTCAAACCGCATGGAACGGGTGCAAAGCGCGTTCAACGAATCACGGCCGGAAATTAAAGCAACGTGTCAGCCTATGCGAAAGCGTAGGTTGCAACGTGTCTTTAGTCTCAATCAAAACTCAATCCATCAATCCATGCATTCAAAGTACCCGGAAACCGAGGCTGAAAAGCTTCATTGCGCGTTGTCCCTTTTGCTGTCCGCTTTCGACAAGCAATTGACGGACGGACGGCGCGTCAATCAAACGCTTTCCATCGAAGCTTTAGAGGCTTTCCGTGGGCCGATCCTAGGCGCGCGCCTCGCTTTGCAATCCATCAAATCCAACGAATAAAATAACATGGCCACACTAAGCAAAAACGGTTCGGAAATTGCCCGTTTCAATCAATTGAAAGCTTCCTATTCGATCAGATCGAATGGGAAAGTCCTAAGAAACGACGGTTTCGGGTGGAAAGTCTGTCATCTTAAAGACGGGTGGACGGCCGAAACCTTTCGCGCGCGTCTTGAAGAAACCGAGGCTAAGCTTTCCACGCCATACCGTGTCTATCGCGCGGCCGTTCAATCGGAGTTTCCGTTGCCTGTGCGTTGGCAATATCTAACCCTGCGCGATTTACTGGGCGACGATCTGGACGGAATTTATTCGGATCTTCAAGACCGCCACATTTATACGGATCTGGACACCCTGCGCGAGCTTCGCGAACTGCAACTCGCGGCCGTGGAATCAAAGCGAAAGGTTGCCGCGTGAAGCTTGTCGAATTCCTGCGCATGCGCGCCTTTGAAGACCCTTTCACACTGGCCAATGAGCGTTGGCAATATGTGACGGTCCGCAGACCGGACGGATCCGAGGATATCGGTGTCTATCGGTTCTCCACGGACTTGTGCCACGACTACGCGGACTTTCGCGCGCTGTTCAACCTCAAATAAAAACCCATATGGCATCCATTCAACGTATCGAAAACGCGGTAAATAACCTCATCAACGGAAACCTCACGCACGCACGCAAGTCCGCACGCGGCCTGACATATTCTGACATATTCGACTGGCTGACAGGCCCTGTCGGATGGACAGAAAAACGCTCCCGCGCATGCGCCGATTATCTGATCGGACGCATAGACTACCGCACCTATTGCAACGCGGACCGCTGACCTATCCTCCGCGCGCCATGCGGCAACGCGTGACGCGAAAGGGTAGGCCAATCTATCCGCAACCAATCCAATCCAAAGCATGAAAACCATTCACGAAATCATACAAGAAATCCAATTCTTCGACCCTGCAATCCGCGCATTTGACGCGCACGACCTTCCGCAATCCGTCCGCGCGTACCTGCACCGCAACTATTCCATGGACGCGCGACTGACGGATGAGGAGCAACAACTGGTCGAAACCTCATTCGAACCGTTCGCGGATAACCTCCGCGAAGCATTTCAGGACGACCCACGCCCCGACGCTACTCGTTTCTACCTGTTTGACGACGGCTCCCTTTACGTCCGCACCAACGCAGGACCTGAACTCTGGGCTGACGCGCAGGTTTTCGTCGTGGAGCGCATCCTGCCCCAAATGCGCCTTTCGCGCCTGGAGGCTGATTTGATGCGCGAAATCGGCATGGACGATCAGGTCAGCGAGGTCCGCGACGACTTCTATTCCTCCTTCGCGCATATCCTGAACCGCGACTGCGGCATTCCCCATTGTGACGCGCGCGAGCATTGGAACGCCTGGTCGAATCAATTGAGCGACTCCGCATGCGAAAGCATCGTCCTGGGCGGCGGCGAATCAGGCCGCGCCGAAGGCCTTCGTTTCGCGTCGGAATACAGCGTCACCAACGCCTGAAAACCCATGAAATACAAAATCGGCTTCACCCATACCTCGCCCGAGTTTGCATCGTCCTATCGTGACGCGCGTAAAGCGGTCCGCCGTGAGGCTCGGACGCGCCGCATGATCGGCATGACGGTCCGCCTCCGCTCGGTCAAATGCGACGACGGCGAATACCTCTACCTATCAACCGCCGATCTTCGCCAAGATTGCGACGGTTCGCGCGCCTTTGCGGTCATCTCCGAAAACTCCAACGATTGAAAGAAAACATCCCATGAAAACCCAATTCACCCCCGGCCCTTGGCTTGTCCGATTCGATGAAGATCGATTCGATTTGAAACTGTCTGTTCTTGAGGTCATCGATGGAAGCGATGCGTCATTGAATCATCCGCAGGGCGAACTTGTTCTTGCGCGAGTCAATGTCAGCGCGTTTGCGC